GCAGATACAGAACTTGTTATATCTCCATCTCCGTTTGATGATGCAGAGCCACCAGCTTTCCAATTCCATGATACGTATGTTACTGAATTAGCATTATAGTTTGTATTATTAGAACCACCAGCAGTTAAAACATATCCATCACTATTAAAACTACTTAAATAACCAGCAGCAGGATTTGATGTTTCCGCAACATTTGAATTTGATTTTAAATAGTAAGCTGAAGTTCCTCTGACACTATCTGTTAAAAGATGATCATAACTGCTAGAACTTCTTGATTTAGACCAGTTCCAATCAGGTTGAAATCCAACTCCACTTATTGTTTTTGGAGAAGAAGCATCTCCTGTATAAAGAACAGTATTAAAAAAAATTGTTGGGTCGTCTATAGTTGTGTAAGCCATTATCCAAACTCCGCTAGGTTTTTAGTACATAAAGCAAAAAATCCTGATGGCACTGCATATTCAAAATTACCAAATCCATTAGCATCACTATTTCCTGATGAGATTGAAAATGCTGGATTGCCAAAATTACCTAACTTATCTCCTGATCCATAGACACTTATATGAAAGTGCCAAGTGTTTCCTTGATGACTAGAATCTATTGCAAAACCATTAGAATTATTTGCTGGATCAGCAGAATTTTGAAAAGTACCATTTTGACCCCAATAAAATTTATTATTATCTAAGTCCATAGCTAACATTTGTATGTTACCTGATGAAATTCCTGAACCATAACTACTTGCTGAATTATTTTTATAAATACTGCCATCTGTGTACATTGTGTAAATTGCACCGCCATTAGAGGGATTATTAGTACCTCTGGTAAAACTAGGATTCAATTCAAATACACTTGAAGTAGCAAATCCAGGATTCATCTGCGAACCACTTTCCCATTTAACTTCCATATACCATTTACCAGAACTAACACCTATTGTCGAATAAGTTATATCCCAATTATTACCTGATTGAGTAATTTTTGTATTACCCTCACTAAATGTAGGTGGTTTCGTAGGTAATAAATTATTATACGTTGCAAAATTATTTGTGCAAGTATCTGTAGATTGATCTGTAGCTGCTAGATTATTTGCAGTGTAATCGTTATTATTACCTGATACATCATTACCTAAAGCTGAACTATCTTCAAAGTCTAAATAAAATCCATTTGTTCCAAAGGTTAAATCAGATACATCTTTTGGTTTCCATATTGTTGGACTATCTTCGTCAAACTCTCCAAATGATGTTGCATCTAGTTGTGTGCCATCCACGAAAGCCACCTCAGCTAAGTAACCATCAATGTAATAAGAGTTTGTTTTCCAATTTCCAATTATATGAAGATCATTAATATTTATAGCACCTTCATAATTTTCTGGTGGATAACCTAAAGCACTTTCATTCATTGTGATTTGTGAACCATTTACATAAACTTTTAGTCTGTTGGTTTCTGTGCTTTGTGTAGTGTCTTTTGCAACTACTATGTGCATCCATGCCCCAACATCTTTAAAAACTTGTGAACTTATTAATTTATAATCTGACCCTGATATATCATGTTGATAAATAAAAGTATCATCTGCAGCAAAATAAAAAATTTCAGGATAACCACCATCTGAACCATCAAATAAAGTTTGTATGTTTCCTAAACCACTTCTTTTAATCCAACCACTCCAAGTCCAAGTTCTTCTATTTGATGCACTTGATGGTGTTCTTGTAAAATTTGGACTATCTCCTCTATTGAGTCTAACAGAGTTAGCTACATCATATCCAGTGTCTTTTATGGAATTAGTTCCAGGTATAAGTAGTGACATTAAACAACCTCTTCAGGAAATTCTGCTAGAGGTCTTACACCATTTTGGTCTCTTGTATATAAAGTTTCTAATTCTTCAACATTAGTACAAGCATCTATCTGAGTTTCCATTTCATTTGATTTACTTCTAACATCTGCTCTAAATGCTGTAATATTTTCCGGAACACTATATTCTGCTACTTCTGTTGCTTTTACTACATGCCAATCTGTAGGTGCTAATAAACCTGATGCTTGTGATTTTACAATTCTTTTCTTTTCAGTTTTTAAACCATAATTAATTACTTGGTTGCCATCATCATCTAATATAGGTTCGCCATCTTCATCTACTGCATCTTCATCTTCTAATCTTTTTGGTGTAGCAGTTCCCCATGATTTAGTAACTTGATTGTCTGAAAAATTATATTCTTCATTAGTATTTATATAGTATGCTTCATCTTTTTTATTTGTTGAATCTGTGATTACTTCATAGATACCTATATTATTTAATTCTGACTTTGACCATAAAGAAAATATCTTAGCGGGATATCTCACATCTCCAATCACAATTGATTTAGGGTTAGTTATAAGTTGAGTAATATTATTATCTTTTACTATTGCGTGCATATTTTAACTTTCACTTAAATTTAATGTTCTACCTACTTCTTGCCATACAGCACCATTGTATCTGAATACAAGAAT